GGCAAGGTCAAAGATACCGACATTTTCGTGGATTCCTTTGACAGGCTCCAATACCTTCGCACCTGTATATCCACTTCGTCTATTGTTAAATCTTCTAGAAGGGAGTACAATTCCTTTGGACGAGGTATATTTAAGCGTGTAGGAATCAACGATGCGGCTGTTGTATAGTGTGTCATGGAAATCGCAGGATGCGATATCAGATACTCTGTCAAGGAATTCGAAGACCCTAAGCTTTTCATCCAATTGGACCATGATTTCGACGTCACGACGGTTGTAGTCCAATAGCTCATCATAACGTTGTTCCTCCCATAGTTGTCCAGGAAGACACTCTGTTTCAATTTTACCAGCTCCTAGTTCATGTTCTGCTACTGCTTGTAAACTGTAACTATCCATTTCTCCATAGTGTTGTTTCTTAAATGCTTTTAGGTAGTCGATTACGATACGTCCTCGTATCCTATATACTTCTCCTTCATTGGTATGGTATGGTTCGACTTTTTGTTCTAATCTTGAGAGAAGAGTTGTGGGTACGTTGAGAGTATCCATTCTATCCACCACAAAAGGCAAATCAAAGCGGTCACTATTCCACCCACTAAGTATATCAGGGTCCACACTTTTTATCACCTTTGCAAATTCTATTAACATCTTTCGCTCTGAGTTACATTCTTCAATTTCTGGTGCCCATAGAAAGTCATAGTATATGTCATTGTAACTGTCATGTGCTACTATGCTTATGATTTGGTCATCTGTTGAACTAAAGCCTGTGGTTTCTATATCATAGAACATAACCCTTGGTTGGCCTTGGCTTTCAAGTTTGCTTCCATGGTCCAATAACCACCTTTTGGTATAGGGGAGATCATCCTCATAGGTAGGTTTCTCACTAGTTTTGATATAGCTCTTTACTTCCCAGAACTTTTTGAATCTTTTCTGTTTAACTTTGTCTCCAAATAGTGTTGTGTACTGACCATTTGGGTCTTCTTCATAAATGTAATGGGTATGTTTGAATCTTGTCTTCTTCAAACGTCCCAGTCTGTCACGTGTAAAGGTGACAATATTAGTACCTGCTTTTCCAAACTCAAGTTCTACTATCTTCACAATCATTCCTCCATTGATACCACCCATATGCATTGAGTGGCATGTATGCTAATTGCATTGTCACAATATTCCAGCTGCCTATCATCATGGATTGGCATATTATAAATACACCTCCAGCTATCCATACGGGCCAGCACCATGTATGTTTGAAGATATTAATTATACTACCAGTTAACATTAGTATAGTGCCAGCCCAACCTATAATATCTACTATTATCATTCTCAGTTCACCCCATAATATATTGTTCTTAAAATTATTACTAGGAGTAAACTACTCCAACATAATATAATGAATTTATCTATTCCCTTGCATTCTTATCACCTTCATATATTCTTCCTTTCATAAGCATTACACACCAGTCTCTAAATAATATTATAGAGTCGTCTTCAACTATTGAATAACCCATAACATCTTCGTCCATTTATATTACCTCTTCTTCTTACGATTTCCGTAGCTTTTAGGTCTACGATAATCTATCTTCTTTTCCTTTAAAGGTTTCTCTGTTTGCTTTCCTAATGGCATTACAACTGTTTGTTCTCCATAGGTGTATATCTCGAACTTAACTTCTTTGTTTATGAAGTCTTTAACTTGTATAACTGGCCTGGCTAGGTCTGCTTCTTTCATTCCATCTGGTACCTTTACACTCATCTGCATTTCATAGATGTGCCCTATACGTCCATCTTCTATGAAGATTACAGTGTCAACTACTGATGGTATCATGAATAGTTCCATCCTATGTATGAGTCTCTGGATAGCATCTATTGCTTTGGTTGCATGTACTACTCCAACCATTCCAACTCCACCCATACGTAGGTCTGCAAATGCACTGAAGTCATCATCTCTTCTGAGTTCATCGTAGATGGTATAGTCGGGTCTTACAAGTAATAGTATATCAGCTATCTTACTCATATCTCCTTCAATTGGTGCATACTGGGTGACTCTTTTATCCACTTGTAAATCTCTTGGCTGTTCCATTGTTTTCACGATGGACCCATCTTTGATGAAGAAGTCTGCTAGTGCTGCTGCAAAGGTTGATTTACCTGCACCTGGTGCTCCTGCTATAAGTATACCTTCTGCTTCATGTTCAATACGATGCATGATATCATTAGGTAATTTATAGTCTATAAGTTTCTTACGTGATACTGGTCGTACCATTGTAATCTCTGCTGCTTCACTTGTAGGTGGTTCTGTTATAGTTACCCGTACATCTTCCATTTGGATAACCTTAACTCCAACATCTTCAAGTTCAATAAAGGCCGCGGGATTTTCATATGTTTCTTCGACCAATGCTTGGATGTATGCATCGATTAAATATTCTTCAATTGGTGGATAATCCAAGTCAATGATACGTATATTTCCCGGTTGACCAACCTTAGCAGTTGGAGTGCAACCTTCCTTTAAATGAACGCTCATTGTATGGTCTGTAAAGTATTTCATTATTTCCAAGTTTATCATATGTTACCTCCATATGAACTTCGTTAAATAGAACTATAGCGAAGTATTATAATACTCGCTGGTATACTAACATTTTCAATTCCTTTTCTTTATCAAGGAACTGTTGTTTCCAATAGTCTCTTTCTAATTCCATTTGACGAAATTGTTTACGTTCTTCTAGTATTATATCAACATACTCTTCGTTACCATCTAATGATTCTTCTAACCACTGTTCAGCTTCTAATGCACGTTTCTGCCAGTACAACATACACTTCAATACTTCTTCTTCTGATTCGTATGGTCCTATCATTCTTCATCAACTTCCTGTTTTAATATTGCAACGGCTTCTTCAATCATATCCCATAGTACATCAATATCTTCTACATCAAGCATATCTTGAACACCCTCTAAAAGGTCAATTGCTTTCACAATTTCTTCTGGTAAATATACTTCCATTATCATTCTTCCAACTCCTCTAATATACTCTTATCAATTACTATGGTATCATACTCTTCTTCATCTGGAAAGTGTACATTATATTCGATGATTTGATTCATTACCTGTAATAGGACTTGAGCAAATCCTTCAGTGAAACGTTCTACTTCATCGTCTGGTATTACAAAGCCACGTTGATATCCCATTGCAAATAATATACCATGTACTACTTCGTGTACATATGATATATCAGTGGTCTGCTGAGTATAGTCTCCACATAGGTTGATGACGTTATCTAAGAAATGAATATTAGCTATTGTTTCAAGCTTTATCTCATTCCCATCTTCATCAATACTTTCTATCTTCCCATCATTCCATTCTACTTTATAATCGATTCCTGCTATACTTAACATTGGTGGTATTCTCATTCATTCCAACTCCAGTTCTTTTACGAGGTCATCAAATAACTTTTGGTCACTCGCGGTTATTACCATCCTGTTTTCTATTAGATTTAATAAATATTTAACATATTCTTTGTCCATGTTTACAACTCCAAATATTCAGGTTTTACTTCATCTATATTGAACTGATTACTACTCACTCTCATATCCTTATTAATTGCAAGTTGTATGAATGCTTCTGGTAATACAGGTAACTGCATAGCCTCGGCGTATCCATTGTATCTTAGGAATGAACCTGTGAATACATAGTGCCTTCTACCTACTGTTCGACCTTCATCTGTTCTTACGAATTGTGGTACACTGAAGTGGTCACATCTATGGTTATGTCCATGCATGTACATGTTTGCTAGGACGTGTTGAGTGTCACGTATCATCTTAGATTGTGCTGTATGATGGTGCGCTGATGACCCTTTACCATGTGCTGTATATACAGTGAACTTGTTCTGATTGATACTAAAGGTATCTAAGAACTGGTTACCATATGGTACATCTAATGCTCTTGCAATAATCTTATTAACATCTAAGTCAAAGTCTTTTACAAGTCTGGCTTCATGGTTTCCTATAGACATGTTGACAATGTTACGTCTGTATGGTTTGAAGGTTTTAATTGCAAAGTCTATCTGGTCATCTAATGTCATATTTGTTCTGAATGATGCATTTCCTACTATCTTATTTGCTGCTTCTAATAGGTCACCACATAAGTATATTCTGTAGTCACTCTGTATCTTATCCAACGTATCCAATCTATAATTAAAATAGTCTTGATTAAACTGTTCTGAACCTACATGCATATCTGAAATAGGTATGATGTATACCTTTTCATTACCTCGTAATTTATAGTTAGTCTTCATTAAACATCCTCCCATATTGGTTTCCAGTCGGGACATAATTCCCAGCACTTCATCTTACGTTTATATAGTAAACAATATTCTACACTATAACTATATTCAACACATGCTCCACATTGCCAGTTTTTACCTGTCATCATGTTGTCTCCTATCTTTAAACTCTGATTGTTTAGATTTGTTCCATCCACTTACTCTTTGCATGTAGCCCGTAATCCTGGAGTAGACTTCTGTTGGAGCATTGCATTGAGGGCATGTAAATTGCTCGGAGGGAATAATGATTCCTTCCCCGGTACATATACTATACACCGACGTCGTCGTCCAGAAGCCCAGGTTAGAGTTATTGATAAGCTTCTTTGTAAAGTTACTGATGCTATCTGCGGACCATCTTTCTCCCAACCAACCATGGAAAATGTGCCCCCCACTAGTCTCCTTATGGAAATTCTGCTCTGCTTGAACCCTCTCAATAAGGTTGAGCCCAGAGTCAACATCCACATGCGAAGAGTTGGTATAATAATATCCACCTGTTGCTCCGTGAACCGGTGCTCTTTTACCATACTTTCTTCTATCTTCCATAGCAAATCTTCCTGCGGTACTTTCGGCAGGACTTTGCAATATAGTCCATCTATCTCCAGTCTCATTTGTTAACACCTTGGCCTTATCATTTATATATTGCATTATCTGATGTCCAAGCTTGCGGCTGGCCTTATTTTCGAGTCCTTCACCACATAAAATAACCAGAGCATCAGAAAGACCAACCACACCGAAGCTGAGAGTAGCATGCTCAACACCATAGTAACGATTTCCATCTTTATCCTCCTGACTTAAGAATGGCATTAAATTCTTCTTCTCCATTAACTTAAGTCCATGTTCTTTTCGTATCTGTAACACTTCTGCTGCAACATTCATGGCATGGTCTAACTCATTCCAGAAGTCTCCTTTTAAGGCATATCTGGGTAAGTTAAGGCTAATGTATGCAAGGTTACCAGTACGTAGACAATCGGTACTAGCATCACCAGTCCAATTGCTATTAAGCCGAGTACGACATCCCATAACATTGTGGTATTCCTCCCCATCTATTGCTTTAGTAAAGTATGGTATGCTGAATTTAGCACTGAGTTCACTTACTAAGTCTAGGTCTTCATCATCTACTTTTCCTTCAACACGGTAGACTGTATTAGGGAACATGAATGGTTTACCTGTATAGTCACCTTGCATCATTACTTTTGTGAATGCTCTAAGAATTCTTCTAGTTTCATCTTCGTAATCTCCATACGTGCCCTGGATACGTCCCCCAGGCCCATAAGCTGGGTCATCTCGTAAGAATTTGGGGACTCCAAAATCCATGTTAACAGTGCTAAATACTGCTTGGCCTCCTCTACTGACGTAAGCTTGGTTGAGATTGTATATAAGTGATTGCATATTTTGCTCGAGTTCTTCATCATTCATTCCTCCAACAAATGGTGCCATGAAAGTGTTAAGTAAGGGGATACTTTGACCCCCGGACATGTTTCCCTGACCGCTTCCAAGAATCTGGCCGGCCTGATTAATGAGAACGGATAAGCGCTTCGCAGGACCAGCAACCGACGTGTGAAATCCGGAACCGTCGACCTTAAGTCCATTTCTGATGAACCATCGTAGGTCATGTTGGAGACAGTTGAATGGTCTCGCATAGAAGTATTCGAGGTCATGGACGTGGATGTATGCATTAATGTGGGACTCTGCTGCTTCAGCTGGCAAGAGTTTAAGCAGAGCGTATCGTTTACTGACTGCATCTGCTGTGTATTTATGCATGGTCTCTGGATTCTTAAACATATTGGCATTATCATTACACCCCTCTTCTAATAATTTATCTATATCTTTCACGGTAGGCCCAATGGTTAAGTCGTCCCATGGTTTACTATTCTTGAACGTCTTCATGTTTGGACCTCATATTTAATATATGTTCTATCTCTGTTAAATATTTTATTCTATCATGTGCTGCATTAAGTAATGGTATGAGTAAATCAACGTCATCACATTTATTTACTATTCCAATTGCTACCAAGATTTTCTGGTCTTCAGTCACTCCCATCTTTAAACCTCCCATACTTTTGATAAAATTGTTCATCACATATTCCACGTATTTTCATATCGCAATCGTCACATGTGAACCCTGGTTCGTCGACATCTAAAAAACAACATCGACTCATTCCTCGTTTGTTATCGTACATTAACATTTATTTAACACCTCTTGTATTGCTTGTCTTTTCTTTGGTCCTAACTTATCTATTTGACATGTGTCAATTGCACTTAATATTTGTATTAATGGATATGGCATTGCATCTAGTTCCCTTGCAAGTTTCGGTCCTATACCTGGGAAACATGCGAAGACTTGTTGTCTCATCTCACTAATTGTTTTACCTTTCTTATGTGTTTTGACCTGTATTGGGGTAGGGGACTTACCTAATCTACGGACACTTTGATGTATTATATTAGCTGTCTCAGTAGGATTATTACTAGGTATAATAGGAATCCCAAACCCAATACCGATACTAAGCATAGAAGAGTGCAGAGCCGCTTTACTAAGTTTGGGTCTAGCATGTCCTCTTGCCGTATAGTCCGGTCCGCCCTCAAGGATGAAGACCGGGCTCTTAAAGTTTTCTCGTAATCCTTTTGCTTGTTCAAATATTCTTCCATCTATAACACTTCCCTCCCAATCTGAAAATGATTTACGTTCAAATACTATATCATCACTTACTTGATAATCACCATACGCCAGCGTTGCGTAACTTACGTTTAATACTTTCTCCAATATCTTTGGTACTTTGCTTCGTGTCTCTCGGTTGTCTATTACCAGTTGCGAGTTTAAAGTTTCCGATTGTTTTGACTTCTGGGTCTTCGATATCTTCCCACCAGATTTCTTCTGCAAGTTCTTTGAAGCTTTCTGCTTTGAGTTTATACTGTCCAAGTTCTTTGAGTTCTTCTTTTTCTTTGTACTTTTCACTATTACGCCTCCAGTTCAATAGGTGCATTAAATATGCAACTATCTCCATTAACTCACTATCATACTTTGAAGACGCTGGGTCTAAAGTCTTAAGTCTACGCATCTTATCATCAAGTCTAATCTTAATCAATTCTTCAGGGTCACCTATACCAGAAAAGATAGTGTCTTCATCATAGACACTATTCCCATACTGACGGTTTTTCTTTATCATCTTTTCAGATAATATCTCATCCCATATCTCTCTGATATCTGGTACAAACATTTTCATACGTTCACCACATAGTTAATTAAAATCTGCATACGTTCGAATGTTCGTAATGCTAAATGTTCATCCTTCACTGATAGTATTGTTTTCAACTGTTTGCCTGGTGCTATAACACGTATAACATACCGGTCATCTGTAGAACTATAATACATTGTTAATTTAATATCATCTCGTTCATATATCTCTAACATCTAACTCACCTTTATCTTTAAATATCCAATAAGTTCAGCAGTTTCCTGCGGAGATAATCTGACCGTCATACCTTCTTCATCTACAATTTCTAGTTTCCCTCGATGTGTTCTAATTTCCATATTCTCACCTCATATATTAGGTTCCCTCATACTAAGGGACAGTCGAACGTCACACTTATTTAAAAAGAAAGGATACCACTTATTCTTGTGGTATCCATGATGGTGCCTTTGTTAATGTTCCATTGCACCAATGTTGTCCTATTGCATAGTTACTAGATGCTGCTGCTGCTAGGTCTATCCACGTTGGTGTTTTAAATTCCTTGCCATTTATAGTAAAGATGGCATGGTTTATCTTATCACCTGTACAGTAAATACCATATGGTATAACATTATATCCCATCTCCTTTGCTAATTTCATTCCTAACTGTGCAAAGTCAACACAGTTTAACCCTGATTTAATCTTAGCCACTTCTGACTGCCAGGTAAACTGGTCATCAAAATAATGACTATAAACTCCACTTATCTTCACAAAGTTATAGAATTGTGAAAAGGTTGTGAAACTTATATTCATTGCTGCTTCTATTGCTTTCTGGACAGGTCCCTTAGTAGATACTACTACTGGTGTAGTAGGTGCTACTATAGTGATACCTAATGCCTTCAAAGTAACAGGCCCTACTACTCCATCCTGTAATAATCCTCTATATCTCTGGAATAACTTAACAGCCTTTAAAGTATAGCTACCCGCTATTCCATCAATCGCCCCTTTATAATATCCCAAAGCCTTTAACTTCAGTTGAATTAATTTCCATTGACTTACCGTATATGCCATCTAATCATCCTCCTTCTGGATTATAATTTGTACCAGTTATTCCAGCACTATTATCAACTGTTTTTTCAACTACCTTTGTTTGTGTAACAACTTGTGTTTTTGTAGGATTTACAACATTAGTAGTTCCCACATTAGTTACATTTCCATTTACACTGAACCCGTCACTATTTGATATATTATTAATCTGGGTCGGTGGAGTTGTATTGTTAGGTATAACTATTGTTTGAGCATTACTACCTGTTACTACTACCATCAACACATATGCATTTGAAACAAATAGTAGTAGTAGTAATGCCACTGCTAACTTGTTTCTCTTAATCCATGTTATCATGGTATCACTTTCTAAGCTGTTCTAATTGATATTCAATCCCATCTAATGCTCTAACAATATCTCTTAGTAATTCTTTTATTTCTTCATCCATTTTTACACCTCTTTAAAAGAAGGAATTTAAACGCCTGCGAACGCCTGCTGTAAACAACTCATACCCCATTAAGGTAATAGGTCATCCCATAGTGGTGAATCACATACATTTTGCAAACCTCCCTGAAGGGTATCCCCCCCTAAGTTACGAAGTTTTTCACAGTCAATCCCATAGTTATACTCTAACATTTTCTGGTCTAACTCTGACATCTTAATATCCGTTTCACCAACACCGAATGTGGTATCGATTAAAACATATAAGTTCTGTCTACCTTCTTTTCCAACAACTTTAATTAATCCATTAGCATTTAATTCACTAAAGTATTGTTGGAAACTCTTCTTATGGAATTGATATCCAGACCTAGCCATATAATCTGTTATTGTATATCCAACATCTTCATCATATAAATCCCACTTATCTGCGTTCTCTCTCATCTCCCTTATTATATCTGCTGCATTTGGGCTTAAGTTCGCTGTAATACTTTCATGATATCTTTCGAGTAATTCAAGGAATAGCATAATATCTTCTACGGTAGTAAATAATACACCATTAATTAAGTCTCGATTATATCCATTGATTGCAGTGATTACTCTAAGTATACCATTGTATTTATCAAAGTCTCTTTTAAAGAACTTACTTCTTCCAAGGAACGTATCAATAAATTGATGGTATGGATTTATGATTTCAGTATGTTGCATCCTTTGTCTTAATGCTATTACCATGTTTCGGATAACTGGTATACGGTCTTTGAAATATTGAATGTTTTCAAATGACTTACCAGACTTCATACTATATAGATGTTTCATTACAGATACTGCTTTATCATTATCTGAACGTGGTGATATCATTACACTTCTACTTAGTTCCTGTCCATCAAAGTCATGTCCTGGGACATTAGTATATGTTAAGCATGGAAACCCATAGAGTTCAAACCATTTAGGTGCCTGTTCTCCATCATCACCTTTAACCATCTTAACACGTTTAACTTCTCCATCTGTTTGAAGTTCTTTGATTAAGTTCTTGAATGCTTCTGCTTCTTCATGGTCACTTGCTCCTCCCATATCTCCTATATATACTATCTTTTTATCAAAGTAGTATGGGTCTGTTTCTGCCATAGCATATGTAGCTGCCATGGTTGCACTCTTCATTCTTAGAACGTATTCTTGTGGAAGTAGTTCTTGCGCTGTCTCTAATATATGAGACTTACCAGATGATGCTTCACCAATACCTATTACACTTATTGGATTATCCAATATTATTTGACTACAATATGTCAACCAAGCATATAGTATATTCATACGTTCACCAGCAGTAAACCAGTTAATAGTATCTGCTATCCATTTAATAGGATGTTTAGATTTTTCAAGTGCATCTTCACCTTCACTTGCAATCATTTCAATTTCAAGTTCTCTTTCCTGTTGAGCTTCCTGTTTCTCTTGTTCACGTCTTTCCTCTGCACCATCTAGCCAAGTCATATATCGAACTATCAATTGGTCTAATGCTTGTTCAAGTTTGTGACTAAAACTTTTAATATCCACATCTTCAAAAGCACTGTGATTACTGACTGTAGTTTTAATAAACTTCATCTCAGCACTATTAATAGTCATCTTCTCAAATGGTTTACCACGAGGTAAAACCTTCTTAGCATATTCAGCTCCACAAACATCATCAGGGTCGTTTGGGTTTGCAATAAGTAATCGAAGACGTATGACTTTATCCACTGGGTCGAAGGTGAGACATGTGTTGGTGCTACCTAATAGCTCTTGTACTAACTCCATGTTCACAATATCACCTCTTAATATCCGTTGACTAATTCTTCAGGACTTCTCCCAGATTCAATTCCATGCATCCTATTATATTCAGTAAAGCCTGGTCTGTAATTCTCTAAGTCTTTGATTACTATTGCCCCTCCCCATATAGTTAGTTGAGGTCCTTCACCTTTTTCTTCACGTGCTACAATACGTCCATTGACTAAGTCTATATTTATTATTCGTACATTTGATGCTACTAAGTCTCCATTTTGGTATATATTAACATCATTGTTAACGTGATTTAATATCATTTTATCCCAGCTACTTACCATCTCATCTCCTCCTTTCTATTAAAAAAAATGTAAACATGTTCCAATATGGAACAAGTTTATTCTTTAGCTGCTAAGAAGAACTTATAGTCTTTGTACATACGTCCTGTCTTCTCTGACTTTTTCTTTCCTTTGTATACAATCTTAACTATCTGATTAACTTCTACGTTTTTCATCTTGGTTTTTAATACGGAGTCTCCAAAGATAACATATTCCAATTCTGGGTCATCTACATCTACAAATTTATATCCAATACCAGGACCATATGCACCTTCGAATTCAAAGAATCCAATAAATTCTCCAACAAATTCTTGTCCTACTTCTTCAAATTTAATGTTCTCTGATTCTTTGTATTCAATTTCTTCGTCTTTCATTTCAACAAACTCCATCTTATCTACCTCTTTATTTCTTGTGTTCAACTATTCCAATTCTTCGCAGTGGTACATTTAAGCCCTGTACTGCTCAAAAGAAAAGGGATGATTAGTCATCCAATGCTATAGCTACCATTACTCCTACAACCATTAGTATAAGGAATATTGGCACTAAGAATAATCCTACTACAAGCATATTTGCTAGTATTGCAAACCCTGTTACTGGATTGAAAATCAAAGTAAACAAGATATAGAATACTAAAAACCAGAATATAAAATCAATAAATGCTCCCATATTAATCCCTCCATATATTTAATACATATCTATCCATCCACTCCTTAACACCCACGCTCCGCTTCACGCTCTTCACGTACTTTGCGGAGTCGTTCACGTTCTTCTTCTCTTGCCTTCTTTCCACCATCATTCATTTCGACACCACCTTAATATCTTCATGCTTCCAGAAGACTAGCAATACTAATGGTAAGAATACTAGTCCAAGTAATAAACATATAGGCCATGGAATAACTCTAGACTTCTTACTAAATACAATCTCATCATCATCTTCTAATACTACTTCATAACCCTTCTTTATAAATCCTAATTGTTTAGCATTCATATTAATCACGGCCTCCTCTATCATATGCAAACATGTCTTCACTTCCTTCGCATACTGTGTATGAATCAAAGTCAACATAGTCTCCACCCTCTGCTAGAGTGTTTGGTCGAGGTTTGAATCTCCACATTAATCCAAAATGTTTTGCTAGGTGAGGTAGGTTAAGATAGTCAGTTGCATCTCCGAACTCTATATACCATTGACCAATATCGGTGTAGTATGTAAACTTAACGTCCATTCCCATATCACCTGCTGCGGCTCCGAGTATGGCAAGTATCTCATTAACATTACCAAATTTCCTATGACTATTCTCTATGGAAACAATGCTTCGAATACGGTCAAAGAACCATCCCACATAGAGTTCTATTTCATCCGGACTTTCTGGAATATCAAAGGGGTCAATGTTTAATTGACCAACCTTTTCATAATAAGCTTTAACTTTTGCACGGGTCTCAGCAAACTCACCAGCCACAATAATCACCTCTATTCTTTCTTAGCTTTCTTCTTTTTCTTAGCGATAGCCTCTTCCATTTCATCTGTAACCATATGCCATGGGTCACAGGCAAGACCATCTCTACTATCAGGACACATTATTCCACCTCTAATCCAAACAATGCTTTTTCAACCTCTCTTAAAATCTGGTCTCTTGAAACACCATCTGCAAATTCAAGTCCATATCCATAATCATTATCAACTACAATTTTAATGCGTATCATTTAAATCTCCTCCATCTGTTTAACAACTTCTTTAACAAAAGATGCAATTTCACGCATAGCTTCAGGGTTATCTAACATCAAGATTTCATCCATCATGTCATCTATAATATACATATGTGTCAAGTTAGCTTGACGTTTTTCTTCTACAATTCTACGCATGACCTGTAATTCTACTTTATCCATCTGAAAATCCATATTATTCATCTCCATAATAATATCCACAATATAAGCAGTATAGTCTTCCAGTTTCTTCTTCTACTTCAAAATAGTCTTCATATCCACAATGTAAACATTGCATATGTCTCACCTCATCACCCTCTTTTATGGCCATCTTCTTTTAGTCATATATGTTTTTGCCTGTTTATAATCAGAATAATCATAGACGTATCCACCATAGTGATGGTTTTCATAAACATCTATAATCTTCTTTGCCTTTTTGAATGTCATTCCGTCATCATTAAAGTCGTCATCACATTCATTCATCCAATTACTTGCCATATTAATCACCTGCTATTAATCCATGTTGTAATAGCTGCTATAATAATAGCAAATACGAATATATCACCTAATCCATATCCAGTCATATTTCCACTCTCCCTGTAATCTTCTGCCAAATATATTCCCACGCAAAGTTTGCACCCATACCTCCTAGCATGCCACTGAAACTCAGTGTAACCATGCCAGGAATACTAGTTGGGTTTATCAGGCGTATGACACATTGCATGACAGATGTCATCACAATAAACATGAAGAGGGTTCTGAATAAGAGTTTCTTCTTGTTAGGTTTAACGCCTTCCATATTATCATCCTACCATTGGGTCATTGTCATAGTTTTCTGCAAGATGTGCGTAAAGTTCTTCAGGTACTGGTTCTTCTTCCTTAGGTTCTTCTTCTTTCTTTTCCTTAATCTTTTCATACTCTTCTGGAGATGGATTACCAAGTGCATTATCCTGTTCTTTTATGATGTCACTTGCCTGTATAAGTTTGTTACTGTAATCTTCAACCATTTTAACAAGGTCTTCCATTGCTTCCTGGATGTATTCACCATATGATACATCATATCCACGTGCATCAGCTACTTGTTTCTTGGCCTTTTCCATATTTTCAAAGAAGGCAAGGTCTAACTGAATCTTAAGTTCAACTACATCTATTTCTACTTTAACCTTTTTCCTTTTAACTTCGCTCATATTATACACCTCTTCCTATACTTAATGAATCAGTTATTTTTTGTTCTTGAAAAGTGATATTATTATCTATAAGTTGATTCCATCCTTCTGCACTTCTAACATATTGTTCTCCTAATAACTGATTCAGTCTCAAATTTACACCTCTTCTAAAAGTTTAAGTTCTGCTCTACGTTGTTTTAATGCATTCATGATTGGCTTAGGTACATCTTCGTAGTAGTAATCTATATCTTCATCTGGAACATAGACTACTTCTACTTTCTTACCACGTCGATTGAAGTTGATAGAACAACTCAATCTGCCCACCCCATAACTATTGATACACACATACCAAGTACACCAATACCAATAATCATTGCCATTACAAATCCTATGATTAACATTGCGCTCATATTTTTCACACTCCTCATACTAAGGGACAGGTGAATGTCACACTTAGTTTTTAGATTTTAGTTTTTGAATAAACTGTTTTCGACTTTCTTCTTGTAGTTCTTCACTAAAATAGTATCCATATCGTATACCTTCTGATATACTACGGATTGGTTTATAGATATTATATTTTATCCAATGATACATTGGACCTTTATCTCTTATACAACTCATTGGTATGCCCTCTGCACTTCTGCTTCAGCTTCTTGTATAAGTAACAAAGCAGCCTGTCTTCTGAACTCGGCCTGTAATATAAGTCGTTCATATACTATTTGTAGGAGTTCAACATTTACTGCAGGTTCTTCGAACTCTAAATCTTGTGCTCCATGTTCATATCCTAATTCATATGCTAGTTCATCAAGCATATTAAAAACTAACATTGCTGATACTGGACTTTGCTCTATCAAATGTTCACCTCCTAAAAACTGAGTAATTTAACCGCCTGCGAACGCCTGCTGTAAACAACTAGAACGTTTCAGACCCAACAGAGTACCTCACCTATCTCCGATTCAATAGGTAAAACATTTTCCCTGGAGGGTCACCCCGTCTAGGTTGGGCACTTTTTACATTAAAGTACACATGTGTACTATCTAAATTTACGATGTCTATTATTTTCAGCTTGTGTTATTGCTTCTAAATTACATGTTCTATTATCAAGTTTATTATTATTTATATGATGTACAACTAAATGTTCTGGAAAGTTCATTACAAATCTATGTAACTTAATTAATTTCTTTTTATTTGGTCCTAAATAAATAGATGTACAAACATATCCTCCACAACTTTCAAACCAATTAAAACAATGTAATGGATTCGTATAATCATCATCTACCAACGTTCCTAATCGTTTTTTAAATGGTAAATAAATCATTTTATCACTTCCATATATATAGACATATAAATAATCCTGTAAAGAAGATTCCAAACATTGCAATTTCATGATGTAAAACATATTCTTCAACTTCACGTCCTTTCATTGTTGTCATCTCCTCGTGACCGTACCGATTAAAGCCGTATCACTAAAAAGAAATGGCAGTGCTTATGCACTGCAAAATGTTGGGTTTGTGTTAACTATATTTCCTGTAGGTACTAGATTACCTGCTTCATCAACCATCTTCTGAACACCGTTATCATCTACAATAACATCTCCAGTAGTTATAATTTCCCAAACTGCTGGAACTAATGCATGTTCGATGACTTCAAATACTGCTGCATGTTCTACTATATTAAAGACTGCAGAATGTTCAATGACATTTTCAGGTTCATCTACAACAACAACATCTTTGTATACTGCTGCAACTTCTGTGTGTGGATGGCAAATCATATTCCATCCAGGGTATGCTGCAGAACATTGTGATATCATTTCAGTGTATCCATTTGGTGCTGTCTGTACATCCATATGTCCTAAGTACTGGTAATGACCTTCACTTACAAGTCTAGATTCTACATGAGTCTGTGCAGGTACTGCATCATGATGTAAGTATTCTGCTGGTACTGCTGGTATTGCATCGTGGTGTAAGTATTTAGCTGCTATTGCATCGTGGTGTTCATAGTCTGCAGGTATTGCATCATGGTGTTCGAAGATTTTCACTACATAGACATTATATGGGAAACAATGATTGTATCTTGTTTCTTTAGTCACTGTGTATGAGTCTGCAAAGCCACTGTTGACTTTTGCTTGTCCCCACCCTTCAGCTCCATTTCTGTTACTGAATTCTTTGACTCCAATTTGTTCATCGTATGCTGGTACTTCGTCACTGATAAGTTCATCCCATGCAGGAACTTCTTCTGAGATTAGTTCATCCCATGCTGGTACTTCTGGTACTGCTGGTGTGATAAGTTCATCCCATGCAGGTACTTCTGGTACATCAACGATTACAACATTCTGGTAGACTGCATCTATCCAGTCATATATATCACAATTCCATACCCAATAAGCAGCGCTTACAAGTTCTGGAACAGTGTGTGTAACTGCTGGTACTGTTTCATTCCATGCAGGAGATACTAGTATGCTTTCATTCCATGCTTCTGATACTAGTACTGTTTCATTCCAGGCAGGAATTTCAGGTGTTACTAGTTTCATCCTACTCGTATCACTACTAGCAATTCCACTAAAAGCTAATACAACTAGGACTATTGCCAATATTCCTAATATTTGTTTCTTCATATTATCCTCCACGTCATACAGAATTAACTGTACAACTCTATAAAGGATAGAAACATTAGACGTATGAAACGTCTATGGTTTCTTCTATTGAAGCGTTTATTAATGCCCAGTATATTTGTTCTATTTCTTCTATTGATTTTTCTTGGTTCATTTTCACACCTTCCTATAAAAATATAAAAATAAGTTTAACTACCATTCTTCTACAAAGTCGCCGTAGCCTACGTCGTCGTCAGATTTTGTTCTGAACATTTATTCCACCCCGTTGATATTTTTACCGTACAATTTGTTTTCGAGCACGGCAATATATTCAAGTAGGTCTTGGATTTCAACGTCCCTACTATGTACCATGTGTTCGAGTTCTTTTATGATTCTTCCATCGGAGTTCATACTTGAACCCCACAGAAGATACATGATTTACCTTTGTATACTAATTTATTACATGAAGGACAGCGTACCCTACGACGGGATTCAACTGCGTCTGATGGATGTGATGGTTTGATATGTGCGGTTGCTGCACCGATTGCTTTAGTTGGACCTGCTACACCTATTACCATATATTTCACTTCCTATAAAATTAACTAAGACATATGAAAATGTCTTGCTCATCCCTCATACTAAGGGACAGGTGAATGTCACACTTAGTAAAAGTGAGGCGTCGGGGTTTAACCCCCGGCGTAGGAAAAGTTTTACGACATACCCAGGGTCGAAGGTTTTTACTATCCCTCATACTAAGGGACAGGTGAATGTCACACTTATGGGATGAAGTCTTCTTCATCCCCAAGTACAGTGTTGTCTATGTAGTCATACCTGTTACTGTTCTTCCTGTAGGTTTGAAGTTCAACTGCGTATTCTGCACAGCTGTCACTGCAGTATAGACTTCCTGCACGTGCTTTGAATTCTTTACCACATATTTCACATATGATAGTAGGGAATGAACCACGATTTAATTGCTTCCTACATTTAGGGCTGCAAGTCTTACTGTCAGACCTTCGTGCTTCATATTGTTTTCCACAGTTTTCACATATTTTACTAACCATAGTATACCACCTCTCAAAAAATATTAGATACGAGAAGCCTTTAAGACTTCTTGTTCTTCCTTGGTAAGCTTAGTATAGTACTTCCAGCGGTTGTTGACACAGTCATCTGCGTCTTCGTTGCGGAACTTAGCTGAGTTCTTGATGTCGGTGAGGCCCCATTCTGCGAAGTAGACTTCACCTTCCTTAGCACGACCTTCACAGATGATGCTGTCGACTGGTACTGGTTGATTGTAGTTGATGTATGCAGTTGGCTTAGCCTTGGATGCTACATTCTTACGGTAGCCTATGTCCTTAGGAGTACAACGGATGTGACTACCGTCGTCGTTAACCCTACGGATTGACTTAGGTTGTGGGTCGAGACCACTGAATTTACCTTCAACTACTTCTACTGCACCATGTCCGTATATTACATTCTTGTTCACATTGTTCATATTCACACCTTCCTACTTATATTATTCTAACTTCGGGGTTGCGTATGCAGTAGTCGACACCTCGACCTTTGCGGTACTGGCCAACAACACCAACTATGCTTACTATGTCACCACGGCTAACTTCCCAGTGGACTTCAGGAACATCTATGTTCTGGTAGTCTTTAGGGTATACGTTGATGTGGTCTTCAACACCGACCACTTCATTGTTAACTATGACTTGGCTGTTGCCTATGACGAATTTCCCACTCTCTTCACGTGGGTATCTGACACTGCAACGACCTCTAACTTCTACTTCTTGACCTACATATTGACTTATGACGTTTCTAACCATTCACATCACCTCAGTTGTTCTCATGTCCCGGTACTCCTTCTCAGGCCCCTAGAACTGTATAAGAAAATAATTTCTTTGCTCACCTTTAACACGTTCACGCACTGCTCCCGGAGGCAGATGATTGCTACTAATGCCGTGATGCCCACTTAGTTTTGGTTGGCTTGTGGGTCGGCCCGTCAGGTTCCCCGTAGTGGGGTTCCATCTTCCCTTGCATATAGTATGTTCGAGGTTACTTATAAAGGTTTGGGTTCTTCTGGTTTCACCTTTGTTTTTACCTCTCGACAATATTACATTGTTTTTGATACATATAAAGGTTTCGGTTTTAATTGTTGTCTTACCATTTTTGTTCACCTACATATAATACTTTTTTTAAAACGATGCACAAGATTATTAGAATATATTGCATATTATTTTTACACGTTCTGCTACTTGTTGGATGTCATCTTCGTCTATGCTGACAACACCATTGAAGAAGTATGATTCACGAACGTCTTGTTCAACTTCTGATATGACACCTTGTACAGGTGCATTGTGTCCAACTATTTCTTCAACACCGAATGCTATTATTTCACCGTCTATGTCACGACGGTTTTCATTATTGTTTTCTATTATGTCAACGAAATGTGCTACTTCGTGTATGATTGCTATTACTGCTTCGTTGTCATTTATTTTTGGGTTTATCCCTATTGCCTTTTCTTCTGGTATGAAGAATGCTATTTCATCGTCTTCTGCAAAGCTGTCTACAAAGACACGGACATCACAGTTATTTTCCACATTTTGTATTATTTCGTTTACGTTCATTTGCTTCACCTCTTGATGTATATACATTGTTCGAGGTTACTTATAAAGGTTACTATTTTTCGAATAAAAAAGAACCCTAGATTTCTCTAGGGTGTGTGGTGGTATACTACTTTGCTGTGCCCCTCATATCATAGGGGAGTCAGTCCATATCTAAACAATGCTATTCCTTTACAGTATGGGTCACATGCTGCAATCTCTGCACGTAACACTGCTAAGTCTTTCTTTACTGGATTTGCATCTGATTTATATGTCTCTAATACTGGGTATATTTTACCTGGATATTTAATATTATATTCTTTCATCCAAGCTGCAAGTTGTGTAACTGATTTACCATAATCTCCTAAGTATAACATAGGCATTATGTAGTCACAATTAGGTACTAATAAATCATATGATTGATTACCATCCCATCCTTGTGCCTTTGTACATAGGATAAATGTTTTACCTCCAGCTGTACATGCTGCATGTATTGCTTTGATTTCTGGTAGATGTGTTGGTAAATCATATCCTTCAATATCAGCTACTATATTCCATCCTTTAGCAACTGCTTGTTTGGTCATGGTAAATCCTTCCCATGTCCATGCATATGGCTTTAAACCTGCTGCTTTGATTGCTGGAAGATATGCACTAATTGCTTCTAGGTTTTCTTCTGCACATCTGATATAGACTGCATTGATTCCTTTTGATTTTAATCCAGTCCATGATATGTTCTGTAATGGATTCCAGATACGGTTGATAAAGTATCCTAGTTCATCAGCGACTGGTATAGGTTTAACTACTGGAAACATATGTGCCCAGGTTATTGGTCCTACAATACCATCTTGTAATAGTCCATGTTTATTTTGCCAGACTTTTACAGCGGCTTTAGTTACTGGTCCAAATATACCATCCTGCAATACGCCAACTACTTTTTGTATTGCTTTTATTTGAATCATTGTTAATGCCATTATTCCACCTCTATACTTACATCATTTATATTATCTACAGTTAAGTTCTTTCTTAATGTTCCTGGTAATCCAATCTTACCTTTTACAAATGTTTCATATGCAGTAGGTACACCAAGGGGTGCACCATGCCATGTCATATTTTTAGTTCCAATAGTTACTGTTATTTCATCCATATCATATGCTTCACAGAATGCTGTCTTGTAGAATCCATTACTATCAATGAGTTTAATAAGACTATCATCTGCTAGTACATCATATATATCTGCTGCATAGAAATATTCTATGATATCAACATCAACAATAGTAGGTGGTTGGAGATATTCTTCTTCTTTCGCTGCTTTATATGATTTCATTGTTGCCATTTTTTACACCTCTATTGGAAGTTGATGTCCGTGCATTGTTAAATTGAACCAATACTGAGTACTGTTTGCTAATCCTTGTATATGGATTGTTGTAGTATATTGTTCAACATCATCTAGCCATGTTGGTAATGCTAACCAACTTGCATTGGATGTTAATGTTCCTCCCATCATAGTAACTTGTATACCATAGAGAGAACTGAATATTCCATCAATACCAGTGTCACTAGCATGGAATCCACCAAAGGATGTACCTGTTGTTAATGATGTAAACTGTCCTATAATATTACCTGCACCATCATAACAATTTAATGGAATTCGTACATCTATATGTCCTGTATTTGCACTTCCATCTCCAGCATTACTAGTTGCAGTCCATTGATAACTGTCAAGCATAGGAACTAGTTCGGGAGTATTAGGATTCTTTTCTGTGTCAGTCATAACATATTGAGTTCCACTAGATGTTGCTAGGTGTTGCATGTATTGAAGTTTCAAAGATTCAACATCCATTTTTCCACCAACAGTTAATGCTCCAATATATCCTACAAATTTATATTCATAGTTTTTATTGAACCAATAGTATTGGGCTCCTATACGTGAATTGGGTCGGTCATATGGTACTGAACCACTTGCATTTGAAAGTCCACCCTGATAATCAAACCATATATCTTTAGATGTCCATGTTGTTGTACCAGGATATCGTTTCATTACAACTACTTTCATTGCATCAAAGTGAGCAGTTAATTCTGTCCCTCCACCATCTGCAAAATAAAGAACAGGAATAACAGTGTGGGTTAGTACTCCTGGTGCTAACCATCCTGTCTCAAATAGTTTCTGTCCTTGATATGTTCCTCGTACTCCTTTACCATCGAAGTAGTCTGTATCACTAACTACTTCTGCACCTGGAGATACGAAATCTGGTGCTCTAATGATAAGGCTTGGATTTGTTCCTACTCCTGTCATTGTATGTTCTGTGTCTACACTTACCATTATATCACCTCGTATACATAGTTTATTTCGGATACTTCAAATACATCTGTTGATTCGAAGTCAAAGTTAAATTCTAGTTTCATTCCTATATATTTATCTACACCATCTGGTCCTACTTGTATATAATCTTGGTCTCTTAGGTTGAATATTTTACTGTAACTATAGTCTCCACCATAATCTTTTGTTACTATTTGGTATGGTTCATTACGTTGTCCTAGTCCTGCACTGTCAAATGTTAATTGCATATCTTCATCTACTGGTGTTGTTGGTGCTACTCCTGCACTGTATGTTTCTTCGGCTTTCCAAGTATCTCCGTTATCTGCTAGTATACGGTTTCCTGAATAGGTTATGAAGTTATTAAATGTTATAGTTCGTACTTCTGCCTTTGTTTGTGCTCCTCTGATATAGATACCAGCTACACCTATAGCTGAACCTAGATAGTTGGTGTTAGTCATTCCTCCACTGTCAATAAATGCTGTTAACCATTCTCCACCTGAACCCATCTTACGATATTCTCCTACTAGTTTCTGTGTTCTATGATTGAAACGTACACGTAGTTTAATTGGCATATCTGCATCTGCCCAGGATATACCTGTACTTCCAGATGATACTGTACCTCCACCAGATGAACTCCATGTTGTTTTATAGAAACGATATGTTCCTCCATTTGTGTATCGTGCTCCAAACATCCATCCATAGTTACCTGTATAACTTCCACCAGGATAATAGAATATACCTGCTTCATTAAAGTCAGATGCTGTTGTTGGATTACTTATTGAACGTATTTCTGTTTCATATACTATATCTTCATAGACACTTGTACCATAAAACATTCTATCTCCTGTAGCATATGTATCATATGCAGCTGTTGCAGGTGTGTTCATACATAGTGGGTCCATATATCCATTTTCTAATGCTATTGTATGTGCGGTATCTACTGTTGTACCATTTGTTGCTAATGTCATATATCCATTATCTTGGGTTAATGTACGGTATGTATTGTTATATTGTGTTTGCCAACGATTAAGGAATGGTAGACTTGTACTGGTTCCATATATATCTTGGAAATGGTCTTCAAAAATACTACCTTTACCACCCATAATAGGATAGCTTATAACTTTTTCAACTTTAATATTACCAGCTACTGGTGTTACACCTGTTGCAACATAATAATATATTTTTAAGTCTAAGTCATCAGCTACATCCCATACAGTTCCCATATATTTAACTTTACCAAGATAGTCCCAGTCGTAACCATTACCACTCATAAAACCTGACATTACATTATATGTCTGGGCTTTATTAGTGTCTGCGATATTCATCCTAAATTTAAAGTATATAGGTTTGGAACTTGTAATTGCAGGCGCTGGTCTATAATATGCAGAAGTTGATACACCTGAATCTGCGAATGGCATTCCCCATACATATGCGGTTGTTGCTCCATTCCCCATATCATATGGAGTTGTATATGCAGTACGTATATCTATATAACTATTTGGGTCATCATGTCCTTGGAAACGGAATATTGGAACTTGGTTAATTGTCATTGCTGTCATATTTACAAGTTTAATAATACATTCCCAGCTTTGACCATCCTGTGTATTAACTCCTATTGGTGCTGTTATACTTACATCTGCTGGTCCAGCTGCTCCACCTGCTGTGGCACCCATTGTAATTCCAGTACTTGCATATGCTATTGTGTTACGTGCTGCATCACTTTGATGTAATGTCCATTTAGGGTCTAATGCTACTCCATTCATTTCATCATATAAAAATCCATTACCACCTAATGTAGGGTCACTTGTTGTTGTAGCATTTGCATTTCCATAGTACATATATAAGTAACTAGGATATGTATTTACATACTCTGTTATAATTGTTTGTGATGGTATCATTTCACTTTCATAATCTACAAACTGCCATGGTATCATTACCACTGCAGCACCACATACAGCGCCAGCTACTTTAGTTGTAATATTACGTATGAAGTAATGTGGACATATTGTTATTCCATCTGGTGCTACAAATCTTAAATCAGATAAGTCATCATTCATATCTGCATCATATATAATTCCTACATTAACACCATAATATTCACTGATATGTCCTTGTACTCCATGTAAGTTTCCTTCACTTTTTGTTATCTGCATAGCTTGACGTTTAGTCCATGCACTATCATACCATACAGGTTTTAATGTAACACTCTCAAATTTATCATATCGTTTTGGTATATCAACTTTAATTTCACCAGCTGCTCCAACTCCAGCTACTTGTTTAGTAACTGCACTTGTACATGCACTTTGAAGTAAATCAAATGTATATGTATAGTCAGTACTTACACCAACTGTTGAACCAAATCTATGCTGCATAATATCCTTTTCTATACCCATTTGGTCTATACCAATTAGGGTAACATGACCACTTAAACCAGATGTTGCATATCCTAGATTCTTAGTTACTGTATAGTTAACTTGATTCCATAATGGATTATTTGATTCTGTTACACGGTGTGTTATTTTAGATATTGCTTTTTGATTTCCAGTATTGTCAGGGTCTGAAATAAAGTGAAGGCCAGATGTGTCATCAGCGACAAATCCGGAGTATTCACTATCAGTGTCGATTAACGCACCTCCCTTAATTTTAACTGTTTTAACTGCCATAATACATCCTCCTTTTAACCTGAGTAGGCTCCTAAACTTGTGTTACCTGCAGCAATACTACCTTGTGTAGCATACTTATCAGTGTTCCTTATCCATTTCATACCCTTATCTGCATTGTTCATACGTTTAATCATACTATAGAATTTACCTGTTGTTCTATTAAACTCTAACTCGGTTACAAAGTATCCTTGCATAAAGTCTATTTTATGTGTTATTGCCTGTATTTCATATGACCCATTTAGGTGATATTCAGGTAAGTTTACATTTATATATTGACCTGGTTCTATGAGTACACTACCATTTATAATAGCATTAAATCCTGGATATTGGAATGCATTGTTTGCTACTTTAGCTTTACTGATTACTTGTGCACTTGCCATTGTTGTTATATCAGATAAGAACTCATGGTCTTGTACTATACCATAATGTTTTTCACTGTCTGCATCATATGCTTTACTTGTTCCACTGCTTGTTTCACTGTAGTTAAATGTATCACTTGCCTGGTTGATTATTCCCCATTCGACTGGTTTATATTCTAATCCTCCAACTGCTACTACATTACCACTGTTAATTGTGACTGGTAATGTGTAATATCGTTTTGGTAATATTAAGAGTTGGTCTAAACTACGTTCCATACCTGGTCTAATATATGCTACTTGATTACATTTTTCACATAGGTCCTGTAATTCTACTAATGCAGATTTACTATCAGCACTTGCATATTTAGGTGCTTGTGTTATATATCCAAGTCCTATAACCTGGTCTATATATAAACTACTACAACGACGGTTCATGACAGTCATACTATCTTGAGACCCTACTAGTTTAACAGATTTAATCCAGTACTCATCACTAGGTGCAACCTTATCAAATGCATCTTTAAGGTTTAATGTGAAACTTTGCCATTCACCATTTAGATTTGGTGTGACCTGTGTTAACTGTTTATATGTCCCTGTTGGTGTAGGTCCATTAAATCGTATAACATATTTCTGGGCACTGGTTGCAAGTTCTCCATTCTTAAACATTTCAATTTCAATATTGAATTTAACTGGGAATCTAATACCTGCACCACTTGCATAGTAGTCGAAACTAAATATTGGATGGTCATATGCATTCCAGTTTTCATTACTATCTTCAAAAAATGTTACATAGTTAGGTCCTGCAACTGTAGGTAATAATCTCATACATGTACCAGGATGTCCAAATGTTGTCTCCCATTTCTTATCAAATCCATAACTTGGTAAATCTGAGACATCAGTTGCAAGTGAAAAACTATTATATAATTTATAGTCCTGTAATATACCACGATAATCTATATGATACATTGCTGTACATAGGTAACGTGCTATTTCTGCTACACTTGCAAACTGGGTATATGGCATTGAACCTGCACTATCTGCTGCTGGTACATATCCTATACTAAAATTCTTCTTGACTGTAGTACGACTTAAATCCCATAAACGGTCTACACATTCTATGGTTAACTCTGTCATCTCATCATTAAGTTGCCATCCAGCAACATATCCACCAAACATTGGACGTGCTTCTATACTATCCTGTCCTAATGTAAATGTAACATGGTCACCCATATCAAAACATATAGAATTGTTACCCATTTCATCTGTCCAATAATCCTCTTTCATTGCTACTTTTAATACTAATGTATCTAATGCATTCACCCCATTCGCTGTGAACTCTGCATCTATTAAGTCTAATCTTGTTTCACTGGTATCTAATAAATCTTTTCCACCCTCATATCTTGTGAGTTGTGATATTTTAATCCATCCTGCACCTGCAAATTTAGGTACTTCTAATACAAATGATTTACTTCCAGCGGTTAGATATTGTATAGGGACACGTACTACTGTACCATAATCACTCCATTTATTATATCCACTCTCACTCCATACACTTGTACCTGCTATTGAAAGTCCAAAGTTACCACTAACTGTTGGCTTTTTCCATATGAAAAGTTCTACTAAATAGTATCCAGTCTTTGGTATTGTAAAACTCTTTGTAAAATTAATCGATGCACTTGCATCATTGTTCTTTAATCCCATCCAATTGAATCCAGCATCATCTGTACCCACTACTTCTGTATAGTCGCTTGCTGCAAAACTGGATATGAGTGCTTTCTGAATCCCATTTGTCCCATGATTGATTGCATCAATGCGAACAAAATAGTAGGGATTAGAGGCAACCCAAGAATCTTGAGTTGCGTTTACATTGTTTATGTATTCTCTAATCATTTTTTAACCACCTAAATTATTTGTTTTAAACTAATTCCTGTTCTTGTCTGTTTGTACCATTGTAGGATTAAACTATCTGCTGCATCTATACCTGTTGCTCCTTTTAAGAACCATCCTATTGCAGTATATGCATCTGCTGGGATACTGTCACTCTTGATTGTTGTTGGGTCCTTTTTACCTATAAGTAATTGATATGTATCTGATGCTGCATCATATGCTTTACTCCAATATCCATCTGCTACATTTAACATTGTAACATCTGCACCGGCTCCAAACGGACTTCCAACTGTTCCACCTTCATGGTAGTTTGTGTCTCTTCGTGTATATGTCACTGCTGTATTTGGATGTTCTAATGTTATCATTGGACTACTTCTTAGCATGGTTACTTTGATTCCATTCACTTGTATTACGATACGTTCACTGTTTATAAACAATGGTCTTATTAGATTGATTGTACCTGTGACTATTGTGTTTACATCATTCCATGCTCCACTATCCCATGCGGCGATTGTGAATCCTGTTGCTGTAAATGTTAGTCTTGTGAACTCATTCTTTAAGACTGTTGTTGTTGGTGTTAGTTTATGGTTTGTACCATACACTTGTCTACTAGTAGATGTACTGTTATTTGTAGTTAATAGTTTGACACTGCCTTTATAGTAATCTGCTTTTGCTATTGTGTATCGTAGTTCTGTTGTTGGGTCTGTGTAATAATAGATATCACCATCTTCTCCATGTCGATGTCCTGTCGCTGTTGTTAATGGTGTACTATTATATGGTATATGAACAAGATTAGGATATGCTAATCCACTTGAATTCCATATATTCATATATTGGAAACTTCCAGTAAATGATGTAGTGTCACGGTTCTTAACCATAGCATATAATTTAAGTCCATTCTTATATCCAATTAAACTACTTGGACCATAAAATACTTGTGTCCATGTACCTGTTGTATCTAAGTCAGTTGATATACGTACATTTGCACTTGCATCAAACTCCATACGTAATCCACATTCAGCAAAGGCTGTTCCAAGATTTAATCCTGTTAACTTCCATTGTACCTGTCCATTCTTACCAACATAGGCAACATGTGCATTAGTACTTGCAGTTGCACAGTTCCATTGGAACTCAAATGTATCTCCAGCATTCTTCATTCTAAATTCAGCATCTCCACTTGCATAGTCATTAGGAGTAAACATTATACCAACTGCTGCAGGATATGCTCCAGCTGCAGGTAAACTGTTACGGTCTAACACTGTTTCAAATGTAAATGGTGGCGTGAATTCCATAGTGTCACAGATAACCCATGCATTAGCTTCTGCTGCACCATCAACATTGTTAGCACATGCTAAGTCAAACTCTGAACCATCTGTTCCCCAACTTGTAGTTGCTGCCGTAGGATATTCACGTATTGTACTCCAATTAGTTGTAGCGTCACTACCATCTTCTGTTAATATATTGTTTGTCGCTGTTATTGTATATGATGGTACTAGATTAATCCCATCATAGATTCCTCTACTATAATCCATTGTAAGATATTCATTTTCATGTGATGATATCTTTAAGTATCCAATACTACATTGTACCATGTTTGGATTTAATAGTTCTGTTTGTATCTCTGTTAATACTACCCATCCTTTATGTTGTAGATAGTTATTGTCTGTTAATTCATTACTGGTATCCATCCATATAACTTCACCCATCTCAACTACACCTTGTAGTTGAAGGGCTTCACCGTTTGTACAGATTATATCAAATCCATACTCTTCATTGTACTGGCCTCTTGTAGTAATAGAGGAACCAGAGGCAACCGTTTTGGTTGCACTGTTTGTGTAATTAAATGTGTTGCCATCATATAGATTGGCATCCGTAATTGATACGGGTCCTATTGTACATAAATTTGTCATACGGTCACCTCCTAGTATACTCTACTTACTATCTTATCATTAGCCTGTCTTACCTTAGCTACGAAATCATCATAGCCATATATAGGTGCATTGAATACATATGTGTCTCCACCATTACTTGGTCCTCTTGCGGGTGGTGCGAATGTACCATTTAATGCTTTACGAGCTGGGTCAACATTGACTCCATCGACATTGGCCCATACATGTGGCCCTCCGTTCCAGCTACCAAATACTAAACTACCACCTCTAGCACCTGATGCAGCGGCTGCATTTAATACTCCAAGACTCATATCGACACAGTTACCAGTCATACAATTAGAACTTCCATCCCATGCTTTCTGTCTACTACCACCATAATTTTGGTAATTAAACTGCATTGCACCGACACGTTCTTTCCAATCACCAGCGCCTCTTGCACCACCAGGTCCAAACCAACTATTACTGTTAGCAAAGATTCCCATGTTACTTGTTGCTTGTGTTGCTGCTTGTTGTGCTGCTGGACTGGCTCTATATGCTGCTGTTACAGCGGCTCTTTGTGCTGCTAGATTTGCTGTACGTAATGCTGATTGAGATGCTATGTAACTTCCTACATTTCCAAGTCCCATACCAGGTCCTCTTGAACCCCATATCATATTTTTAATCCATCCGGCTATATCTCCCCATGATGGCCAGTGGATACGTGGTATAGCATTAACAATACTATTATATATCCATCCAGGTGCACCACGAATAGCATTCCATAATGATTGTCCTGCACTTCTTACACTAGATGCGAAACTACTTACTCCACCAGATATAAAACTCCATGCACGTCCAGGTAAACTTCGCATATATGAACCAGCACTACTGAATGCATTCCATATAGCCTGACCTGCAGCCATTACTTTACTACCTGCATTCTGTATCCATGCTGCAGCTACTCTAACCGCACTTATAAATTTAGTTGTAATCTGAATAGCCATAACTATAGGTCTAATGAATAATGCTAATGCTAAACCTAAGCCTGTAAGTATTGGTTTAAGTTGTCCAGTCTTTGTACTTGCAGGGAATAACTCTTTCATTAAATCTGAACATGCTTTGCTGAGTTCATCTATAACTGGTGTTAAATATTCCATAGCACCAGACCATGCATTGGCTCCACCAAATGCATTGTAGAACCATCCACCAAGTTGGGTTATTCCAGATATAAACCATGCTAATGCATTCTGTATAGCTGTAACAGGTCCAAGGAATACATTACCAAATGCAACCATTATACCATCAATTGCAGTTTGTAATCTTATACCTGAAGCTTCTGCACTATTAGCATAGTTATCTCCAGCCTTACCAAACTTCTGTTCAAGTATACTATTTAATTTTGCTGTGTCAACCTTACCACCTGTACTGATATCTTCCATCTTAATACCAAGTTGTGATAATGTACGACCACCCTTACCAGCTACAATACGATTATATGCTGTTGCTGCACCTTCCATATCAGTTTTTAATCCAATAGATAATTGACTTGTTGCACGTAACGCTTGTTGTGATGGATTAATTCCAGCGGCTGTTAACTTTGAAAATGCACTACGTACATCTCCAATACTACGTCCTGATACCATTGCAAAATCTTTAACTATAGATTTACTGTTATCAAATGATTGACCTGCACTTTCAACTATACCTTTAAACTTAGCCCATTCTGCTTGTGATGCTACTGCTTTCTGATAACTCATCACACCAAATGCAACAATCGCTGCACCTGCTGCAACAGCTGCACCGGCAGCCAAACCAAATGAACCACCAAGTGCAGCTAATGCACCAGATGCTCCACCTGTCTTAGAAGCCATGTTACCAAGTTGTGGATTGAACTGACCTAATGCCTGACCCAATCCTTTAAGCTTACCACTTGTATTCGCAGACTTACTACCGAACGCTCCCATAGAACTGGAACCTTTCTTGAGGCTAGCATCTGTCTTCTTAACCTTCTTATCAAGATGGTCTACATCACTAGCAGCTTGATTAAATGCACTCTTTGCACTATACTTACCATTAATGTTTATCTTAATATCCTTTGTTGCCAATGTTTCACCTCCTTAAAGTTGTTTCCATTTTGCATTTTTCCTACCTTCCTTGAAACGTTCTTCCCTTTCTTCAGCTTCACGTTTCTCTGCACGTTCAATATTGTCGATTAAGATATAACCATAGTATCGGAAAAGAGTACGCTTCTTCATCATCATCATATCTTGATGACTCCAACCTAATTCTTTAGCTAATACTCTTAACATATTCAATGGTCCTATTGGCTCCCAGCGTTCTGAATTGCCTGCTCCGCCATGTTTTTTGCTGCTCTCTTTTTCATTGCTGCAATCTCTTTCTCACTGAATCCTTGGTCCATAAGGTCAAGCTCTGACATATATTCTTTCAATGCACGGAACTGACGATACTCCATAGAACGTGCTTCTTCTTCAGTTACATCTAATATTAACATAACATATTTAGTTAACTGATTAGCCATAAGATGAACAATATCTTCACCCTCTTTAGCTTCAACAATTTCTTCACCAAGTGCTTGACTTATAAGATATTCTTCAGTTGTTAAGTTTTTAATTTCAACATCTCTACCCATAAATTTGATTGTTCTTTTCTTCTCTATAATTACATCTAAATCTAACATATTAAACCACCACAGTTTGTTTTATAATCCATAAGTATCTTCATAATGTATATCTGATTTACTAGCCTTAGGGTCGTACTCACTGGCACGTCTCCTACGCTTCCTTCGATTATCTCTAGGATAATCATGATTTGCAAAGTAACTTTCATTGACCATTATGTACCATCTCCCCTATATCAAATGACCTAAAAAAGGTAAGGGATTAGGCTGCTGGGTCAGCAACTTCACTGACAATAACTGCACTAACAGTTCCTGTACCTGCTGCACCGGTTTCAGCTGCAACATCATGCATTGCTTTAAAGTTGAAAGTAACTTTTAATACATCATCGTATGGTCTTTCAATCTTAGCATCGTCATATACAATTTGTGGTACTGTTATTACAATACTATCTTTAGTTGCTGCTCCACCAGACTTAATTTCTCCACCAGTCATGGTAATTACTAATGCACGTTTTGCATCTGCTTGTGCAAAGGTATCAGTTGTAAGTTCTGTTGCGTTTGCTTTACCAAGGAAAAACTCATATTCATCGTAGTCTTCAAAGTACATAACAAATGAACCTTCACAGTTAATAGTTGTAGGGTATACTTTGTTTGGTTCCCATGCTGTTAAACCAGTCTGGCACATAACACGTTTCTCTGCAACTGCACGGTCAATAGATAATTCAAATGATTCTATCATACAATTAGGTGCTCCACCTAATGATATAGATACATCTGCATGATTGATTGGTCTTATTGTTGTATATGTTGGAGTTACTTTTGCTGTTGCAATATCTCCACTTGCACCACTCAACTCTACATCTACCTTAACATCTTCACTTGGAGATGCTGCAAACTTGATAGACTTCATAGTCATATCATGGAACTTCTCCATATTAAGTTGGTCAGTACCTGTCATCACAGTCCATATAGGAAGTGATTCATCTACTACCATTGTATGTGTGTATCCTTCTGCATCTCCAGCTGCGGTGTTTCCACCTAATACTCCATACATTGCATATGTTACAAAGTTATTGTATGCAGATGCACTGAGTGTACCTGCACTAGATAATGTAGGTTTCCTATACATATGTGTATTCTCTGCATATACACCTCTAAACTCTTTACTGTAGAAGTTACCAGATGTTGATTTAATATCTGGGAAATCTTCAGTTGGTATAAATATTGCTGGAACTGTTTCTGCTGTACCAGCAGCTGCCTGTCTCTTTAGTCCAATATAGGACCTTTTACCTGCTATTAAAGCCATAATCTATTCCTCCTTCTTAACACTTTTCTTAACTTGTTTGACTTCTACAAACAGACCGGTACATAACTCAAGTCCGTGCTTCTTGTCTATAATATAAATCTTACCAGGTTCAACCACGCCGAGTATGTAACTCATAGCAGGGGCATCTCCTACATATTTTACTTTCATTTTATCACCTACGATAATCTGCATTTAACATCTATATATCCACCCATTACTATGTTCTTACTATCTCCAATGACTGTACCATAATCTACTGCCATAATATTGCTGAAGATACAACCTCCACTAAATGTATCATCTGTATACATCATTTCTTTGATTGCATCTATCATATCGAATACATCTAATGTTGCATTCTCAACATGGCCTTTACTCATAATGTTAATCCGAAGGTCAACATCAAACTGGGTATTAGCATTGCAGTTAGTATAATGGAATTCAGGTTCACCTAAGATATCAATGATAGCAACCCTACGGTCACCCATTGGAATCTTCTCTGGCATGCCTATCCAGACATGGTCAAATAAGTGTTTGTGGGTTGGAATTGCTCCATCATTTAACGCTTCTAACGTTGTCTTAACGGATGTTGCTAATGTACTTGTCTTCATATGTTCACCAACCAGAAATGAAATCTACTTACTATTTCGTCTACTTCAGGTAACATCTTATTAAATGCTTTGTCAAGATATGGATTAGCTTTAGTACCAGGATGATGTACACCCTTAACTGGGTTACTTGCACCAGGCCAATATAATGCTTGACCATTCTTAGGACGTATATCATGTGGACGTGTACCATCAACTACACAATCAAAATATCGTGCTTGTGCATTGCTAACATATACATGTCCACTATCTCCACCATAATTCTTCTGAGTACTCGCTGCTAAGTTACCAGTCTTACGAGGAGCTTCATGTCTAACCCACTTCGCTGCTAAGTCTGTTAACTGTCGAACCATCATCTGTGTCTGTTTATCAAACTCATCACGATGACTTAACAATGCTTGTTTAACATTACCAAAACGACCATCAATTGATATGATTAAATCTCCACTCATACCAATCACCGCTCGCTATCCCATTCATCCTCTACATAATTTTCATCATATTCATCATTATCAATCACATTACGTACATTACGTTGTGTGAATTTCTCTGATGGACTCATGCTACTACTGTAAGGGTGTGCGTCACTTGTTTCATCTACATTATCTGCGACATAACTATTTAATAAGTCACGTGCACGTTTCTCGTACATGATTACTTGTGGACTATCTTCAACACTTACATCGTAGAGCATACGTAGTATTGTTGCTGCTGTATAATATTCAGCTGCTTGCATAACCTTTGCAGGTGTAGCGGTCTTACTAACAGGTGCACTTAATATAGAGTCAGCCCAAATATCTGCTGCTCCACATGCATATGAAAGAAGGCTTGCACTGATATCATCAGATATTCCTTGTAGGATGAGTGAGACATTTGTATCTGTTGCATAATTACTCTTAACCATGTTATCATACTCCCTGTACTTCTATCTCACAATTAAATCCTTGTGTAGCAGTTAATCCTGTTTCTAATCTTAATGCTATTGTCACATCTCCTGGTACAAACATACCTGGTACTATATATGCATGTACATTAGCATCTCCAGTTGCTTTATATAATCCACTTTCTAATGTAAAGTTTGTTGTAACTGATGTTAATGTAGCAACACGAACTCGCATCCAATATTGACTAACAGGTCCACCTGCTACTGGAATTGCTGCTACCCAGTCAGTTGGCATATTCCACTGCATATATTGACTTCCAAGTTTAGTGAAAGGTTTATTAACAGCTGCTGCTGTACCATCATATATATTAGTGAATGATACCCATGCACTTCCATTCCAATATTCAATAGCAAAAGTTCCAACATAGTTACCAATTGTATCTATATTAAATCTTGCCCTACTGAAAGGTATTGCTGCACCGAAATAGATTGCATCATTAACTGCATTGAATGCAAATGTAACATCCTTAGCACCAGTTGTATCATTGATATCAGTTGATTCATCTAATAGGTTTCCACCAATATCTGTGAAACATCCTGTCCATGCTGTACCACTAAATGCTGTATATGTTGCTTTAGGAACTGATACATTATATATCTCTGCTTGTACTGTATCACCAAACATCTCAATATCATTACGTACACTAAGTGTTATATTTGTAACATTACTTGGATTTGCTACATATATAATATGATTATATGGAATATCTCCACCAGGTTTTACTATATTAACTGATTGTGCATAATATTGAGGTGAACTATTAGGGAATGATATGACAGTATCAGGTAATATCTCTTTACTATCAACTACACTTCTTACACGTGTATGTACTACCATCTACCTCACCCTCCTTATCTTGACTTAACTATGAACTCTACATAGACACCAGCAAATCCATCGTTTTCGGACCCTCCTCCAACTGTAACAACTATACGTCCAGTCTCACCATCTAGATTACTTATAGTCTTGATAGATGTACCTATTGCTGTTACCTGTGTAGCGCTTGTATGAGTGTAATAATTTCCATCTGTACCTTTAATCTGGTATACTACATCTATTGTTGCAGCGCCTGTTTCAGCACCTGCTTTAATTAAGATGACTCCATATCCATATTCAGATACATTTATATCTGCACCAGTAATTACCTTTGATAATCCTGCTGGTACATATTCATCTACAGCGTTTATTATAACACTGCTCTTACTTCTAATTGCTGTTTTAACTACTTGCATAGTTCTCCTCCTCCGTCATTATTTAATAAAAAAATACCTAAGTATAATATTGATACTTAGGCTGTTACATGTGTCATTTCTGCTATTTGGAATACACTACCAACAACAGCTACAATATATATCTTACCATCTGTACTGTTAGTATATGTAAACAAAGAACCATTGTCGAGTCCAGCTGGTGCACCAAACGCTGCTGTTAAATCTGCGAGTGCAACTCCTGTATGAGATTCATTCTTTGTTACAGCCGGTGATGCAACAACTTTACCAGTTACTTCTAATGTTCCCATTACAAAGTCTTCTGTTTCTAAGACCTGGTCACCTCTAACTGAATCATCTGCTAGCATTGCATTTGTTATGCTGTCGTTTGCTATTCCTGCCCAATTTGCATAAAAGTGGGCTAATCTAGGTACTGCCATATTATATTCCTCCTATAAAATAAATAAAGTAAGTAGAATGTAATCTACTTAGATGTTGGATGCTTTGTATGAAACTGCGTTAGGGACTTTAAGAGCGAGTCCACGTTCTGCGTACATCTCAACAACGATGTTGTATGGGAACCTTTCTTCTTCGTACTTGTTGATGTTAATCATACCGCCAGGGATGGTGGAATGTTTAGGGTCTAAGTATTCGTAGATAGTCATTGCTGGGTATCTGCTGTCAAGTCCTATGTATGATGCATGTGCTAATTCAGTTGAGAAGAGTTTGTGTAATCCAACACCGTTAACTCTTGGAAGAACCTGAGCGTTTGCGTCCATAGGGTTTCTGACCCAGTTGATGTCTATTCCCTGCATGTATTTCATGAGTTCGAAGTAGTTCTTCTTTTCGAGGAAGAGTTCGTTTAGTTCATATGGGTATCCTTCTATGATAGATGCCTCTACAAAGGAGAGTATATCTTCGACTGGTGTTGCTGCTGCTGCATCCCATGCTGCTGCACCATCTACTTCAGTGATATCATTTGATACTGCTTTAAGTTTAGCTAATACATCATCATTCATTTTCTTAGCCATACCGAAAGCTGCTCTGTCAACTGCCCTAGAGATTTCATCTATGACTGCTGCTTCTCTGAGTTGTCTCTGTGAGAATCTGAGCTGGTAACCAAATCTTTCCATTCCACCGTGCTGCATGGTGATACTGGATACTTCTATCTCTGATAGTTCACCTATTTCTCCAAGCTGGTTAGGTGTTCCCATAGTTCCTGCGGTTATATCTGCACCTGCAGTAACTTTGTCTTCGAAGTAACTAAATGATAATGCATCTGTTTTAACCCTAGGGAAAATGTCGATAAAGTCTAAATTCTGCTCCATTTTCTTATTAATTACACCTTCTAAAAATATAGGTTGTAGTACTTGCCTTGGGTCCATTGTTCTTTCTGCCATGTTAAATTCCTCCTAATTAAAATATTATATCATATGTATTAGTTCAACTACTATGTAAATATATAGATAACTAATAATTTAGTTACCTACAAAGCATGATGCACCGACAAGTATTGCAACTTTCTCGCCTGCTGCTGCATATGTTAATGCCTGTAACTTACCCTGGTCACCAGTTGCGATTGCGGTAAAGTCAACCTGAGTTTCTACTTCGTTGATTTCGTTAGCATCCATTCCAACAATATCTCCAGGTGAAACTGCTCCAGTTGCGGATACGGTTAATTCAATAACTCCTAATCCAAAGAATGCAACATCAACAATTCTTCTTAATCCTAATGCAGGGGTTGCACCAGAAACAGTGCTGTTATCTATACCTTGTGGTTCAGAGACAACCATACCGGAGACTACTTCTCCATCTACTGCAACATTCTCGACAAGGATAACTCCTTTATCTGTGTGGTCTTTTAATACAACTAATCCACCTTTAACTACAGGGTACTGGTAAACTGCTGCTCCTTCTAAAGTTCCACCGTTAACTGAAACTGCGGTTGTGTATCTGGTTAATGTTCCTTCAAATGCCTGTACTGATATTACAGGGAAATTCCTCATAAATGCGTTTGCTACTCTAGCTGCCATATTAAACTCCTCCTAATTATACTCTAAATGCTTTGGCTAATTCGCCGTATTCTTCTTCCCATGTAAGCTTCTTCTTAGCTTTGGGTTTTGTTTGTTCTTCAATCTTAGCCAGTTTGGATTCCATTTTCATGTTAACAAACTTAGGCATACTAGCTGCCATGGCCTTGAATGCTTCTTCACTGGTTTCAGCTACATCTAATAATGACTTTCTCATCTTAGGTAATGCTTTACCAGCCTTGATAAGTAGTTCAACTTCTTCAACAGGATTGAAATCAGAACTGTTACTTGCCTCTACCTTAGGCTTCTTACCACCTAACATATCCTTAAGTTCCTGAATCTCTTTCTTAAGTTCATCCATCTCTGATGGTTCTTCTTCCAATTCCTCTGCAGGAACTTCAACTACTTCTTCATCTTTAACTTCTTCCTTAGGTTCTTCGTCTTTCACTTCTTCAACGACTTCTTCCTTTGGTACTTCTTCTGCAACTTCTTCCACAACTGTCTCATCTTTTTCTTCGACAGGTTCTGGAATCTGTGCTTCACTTGCCTCTACCATATCAAATTCCTCCTTAGATTTCTTACTGGTAAGGATGAGTTCGCTCGGTTGAGCACCGACTTTACAAACACTACATCCACCTTCTTCTACAAAATCAACACGTTCAACATCAATTGCTTTAACTACATAATCAGCTTTACCACTAGGACATGGTTGCGCATCCATAGCACCAACGATACTATAAGCTGGTAATGAGCCACTTGCATTCAAGTCTTTAATCTGTTGATTCTTTAATTCACTATCAAGTATATAGATACTTGTTCCATCGGTACCAACCTTAGTAACTTCTCCCACATCTAATAAGTTCATCTTGGCAAGAATTTCATTCTCACCTAGAACACTGTCGGATAAGTGGTCGATACCAATTGGCATCCTACCTGAATCCTTAATTAGGTCACGTATACTTCCAAATGTTTGACTAATAGTTTCTTCTGGAACCCATATCCTTGCGGGTTTCTCATTAACAAACACATGATGCATTCCTGCACTCCATATACGACCATCTACCTCGGGCATACCATAGGCTGCCTTCATCGATAACTTAGCATTAACTGCTTTATCTGGACCTGCTGCTTCAAACTTATCAGCACGCAAGTCATGTTTAACAAGCCAATCCTTTGCTTGTTCAGGGGTAAACTTATCCTTTGCAAATCGATAAGATACTGCAACCATCTTATCACCTTTCTTACATAAGATAAGACTTACTCCACTTCCTTGATTCATCCTTTTAAATTCACCACAATCACTTTCATCTGCAACTCTAGCTGCATGTTCATTAGGATAAGGCATGTTCACTCACCTCCTTTATCATCTTCGACTTTAACTGTAACTTCACCTGCTCCATATATTGCACCATCCCATGCACCATCTCCACCTGGATTATCAGTTTGATTACCTGCTATCTCATCTGCCCATGCCTGTCCTTGTTCCTCACTATCATGGAACTCTACAATACATGCGCAATTAGGATGAAGAGGTGGGAGCATATCTGTCTGGTCCATTGTAAACACTTGTCCTATGTATTCATCTTGACATAGTTCACATGCTTCATCCCTAGGGTCAACGGTATAATAGCCTTTACCATCTTGTTGTGCCTGGATATATGCAGCACTGTTAGATGCACGCATTGTTTCTGTACGTACGATACGTGTTGCCTCATATGTTTTATTATCTAACAACTCCTGTACTGATGCACGTATATCATTGAATCCCATATCAGGATTTGCTACACCATCACTTATAAGTTGTAACGTATCAGCCTTTAATGTATCACCAAGTTTAGATACAAAGTTTAATGCAGTATCTGCTAACACTTCACTGTACTGTTTATTCAGTGGTGTCATACTACCACCTTGACTCTTAACACCAGCACTAAATGCTATCTGCATAATCTGATTAACCTCTGCAATCTTAGGCAATGCACTTTGTGTCTGAAAGATATTAGTATTAGCCAATGCCATTAAGATACTAATGGTCTGAGCTTTACTAATACGTATCTTATGTGCAGCATAGACACCAATGAGAAGAGCACTCATCTTCTTAATAACCTGTGCATGTTTCTTCTTACGTGCTTTGATTTCCTTCTCATTAACTGCCATACTTATTCACCTGGCTTCTTTGCTTCTGGTAAGTTTAGTTGTCCAATAACATTCGCGGTACTTTCCTTATCTATTGCTTCCTGTTCTTCTGGAGTAGGTGCAACCGTAGGTTCAACCTCCGCTTGTTTGGGAACCATTTGTTGTTCCTCTTTGCCTTGTAATTCTTCTGGTTCTTCTTCTTCGAGTAAGTCACGCATATCAACATCCGAATATCTAGATACTATATCTGCAAGTAAATGTTTAAACCATCCATCTTGTGGGTCAATAGCCATATCACGTATCAATGGTTCTAATGCACCAAGTAAACCTAATAGGTCTTTCTCTTCAAATGTTTCAAACCCTATTACTGGATAATCATCCACGTTCCAATTCATGTCGACTAGCTCTATAATCTTAGCCTGTAACTCAGCAGCTATGTCTTCATGAATACCATCAAGAAATATACTTAACGTATCGAACTGTGTCTGTGATTGTGAGTATGCACCTTTACCACTCTCTTGACCTAATATCATTGTACCTATATTCATCTTACGATATATCATTGTGTCATGATAGTTGATTGCTTCTTTGAATCCTTCACCTCTATGTGTAGACTCTATAACTTCTATACGGTCAGCTGTACCTGCTGTTATATTGGCACGTCCTTCACGTATCTCATCAAGTTGCATACGGAATTCATCTTTATATTGTGGATTGTCAATAAATCCTGCAAGTGTTGGTCCCTCATGTTTCTGTAGGAACACATTATACCATTGTAATACCTTCTGTTTCTGATACCAGTTATCATAGACTGCATCTAATATACTTGTACCTTCACGGTCACCGAACTGTTCATCATAAGTATAGACAAGACATTTGTCTGCATCTATCTCTATCTCTTCATCATTAACTGTTTGGATTATCTTATCAAGATTACCCATGTCATCATATCGGAAACAGTTCTCTAATGTATCAATTGGTATAGGTCGTATACGTTCAATCTTGATATGTTCACTATCTTCTGGCATTCCCCATATAATCTCTGATACACTGTAACCATATATCAATGCACTGTACATATCATTACGTACCTTACGCATAGGATACTTCATCTCACCTAACATATCCTCTAATGCCTGTGCAATATCAACATCTTCCCGGTCTTCACTTGCAGCATTGACTACAATCTTACGAGATAACAGAAACATACGGAGTAACTCAAAACCTGATTTGATTTGAGGGTCACGTAACATCTTGTCATAATCTTCATAGCATAAGTCATCATCATGATATTGTAATTGGAACATCTCATTAGTTCCTGTTAATGATGACTTGGGTCTACTAATCTGTTGTGTCATTTGCTGAGGTGAGAGAGCAGCTGCTAATCGTAATCTTACATTACTTAATACTCCCATCTGTTATCCCTCCATTTATATAAATTGTATAAATACATCTTGTTCTTTACAATGCTTCATAAACTTAATAGGTCTGAACTTGTCATCCCCTTCATGTATTTCATCATACTTCTTTAATAGTTCTTCTAATTGTTTCTTTGTACAACTAGCCTCTACTACATGGTGCTCTTTATCTTCAAGTATTATATACTTGGTTATAATCACCACTTGTTTCTTACCAAACATATTTATCATCTTCTCCTTGGATTATCCTGTCTTCTACGTCGTTCACTGAATTCATAACTACTATCAGTTTCTGTATATGGATTACTTCCATACATACTCATAGCCAATGCCATCTCTGTAGCATCTAATAGGTCATCATGTTTACCAGTAGGGAACATCATATACTCATTCTCAAACTCACCAAGTAGATAATGATTCTCTGGTAAATGTATGAGTCCTTGTTCAAACAATGTGAATGCACTGACTATCTTAGTCACCTTATCCTTCACTGCTGTTCGTGTCTTAATAGGTAATCGTAATCCTCTTAAACTTTGAGGTAATGCTGCTTGATATGCATTATCTTCTATACCAATCAATGCTGCATTGAATCTATCCTGTATCTGTGGTACCTTCTGTTGTTGTTCAGGGAATGTGATATGGTCACGTGTCCAATCTAATACATAGATATGTCCATCAGGTTTAACTGCAATCGTACAACTACATGTATAGTCTGCTGTTTCCTTCTGACTTATAGCCAAATCCCATCCTGTATATACTGTAGCATTACTCCGCTCTAACTGTGATGGTTTATAATAGTTCATCCATTCACGTTTAAGTATGCCACCTTCTAATGGTTGTGGTTGTTGTTGGTACATTGCACTGAACCAATAGTCACCGAGTTGCTGCTTCTTCTGCATTAGCTTCTCAGTTGTCCATAGTTCAGGCCATAGTGCATCACCTGGCTGTCGTCCTAGGATATCATGTTCCTCTGCAAACGCAGGGAAGTTTATAATTGTCCAATCATCATCTGATTCTTCTAGTAACCATCCGCCTAGGTCATCTTCATGCCATCTTGTCTGGATGAGTATAACCTTACCGGATGGTGTTAACCTTGTATATGCTGTACTGTTGTACCATTCCTTTGCTTTGTCTCTGAATGTAGCACTATTTGCCTGCTCTGCATTCTTGACTGGGTCATCGATGATGAGGACTTCTGCTCCTTTCCCGGTGATTGGACCGCCAACACCAGCGGTACCCATCCCGCCACGATGCCCAGCAATGTCCCAACGGTTACGAGCTGCGCTTCTATCATTTACTTTCACCCCAAATATTGTATTGTGTTCTTTGAATATGTCTCTTACTTTCTGTCCCCATGTTGCTGCGAAGTCTGCCTCATATGATGTGAGTATGACCCTGTCTTCGGGGTGTGTGCCTAGATACCATGCAGGAAAATACTTGGAGCATAACTCACTCTTCCCATGACGTGGAGGCATGAATACTGCGAGTCTTGTTATGTCACCTGTACTTACCTGCATTAGTTTCTCATTCAATAACTGTAAATGTTTAGGTGCTTCATAGATGTTATCATCTACTAATGCTAACCCTAATGGACTTTGATAAGCGAGTGCATCAAGTATGAGTTGTTGCTTCAGTGACTCTTTTCTTGACTCGTTCATTGCTTATCCCTTCTATTATATCTGTTAAACTACCTTTGATTAGTTCATCTCTTATATCTTTAAGTATCTGTGTCTGTTCTTCTGCACTACTATCACCATGTTCACGTAAGAAGTCCTCACGTTGCTTGGCTGCTTTGAGTGCAAAGTCTATTCGACTACGTTCATCTACTAATGTTGGTACTACATCAGCACCAGCTTCTATTAGTTTATCATATAAGTGTAGTGTGTTAACCTGCTTCTTTGCAGCTTCTGTTAAACGTGCTTCACTCTCTTCTTGTGTATATAATTCAGCAGCACGAACATTTGTATTGAAACAGAACCGATGGTATTTGCTTATCAGTTCACGGCTGATGACTTCACCATTGTTACGTAGCCAGTTACTGATTGCTGTGTATGTCTCACCCTCTGATAACATGTCATCTATTTCCTTTCTGAATTCTGAACGTGCTATACGTCCTGGTACATCTATCATCATTATCACCTCCTGCGTCGCAATGCGATATATGTGCGTCGCAATGTCGCGACACATATTAGTTAAATAAAAAAGAACCCAAAGTTATAATCCCACCCTATATCCATAGGCATCATCTTTCACTTTGGTCTTACTCTATAAAAAAATGTGATAAGGGTATCGAACCCTCTTACTCATCCCTGTCACATGCCTTGAATGGATTGTATTTACATGGGTCTTGTTGCCTTACCCATATTAATCCGCTTACTGTTATTATTGTTGCTACTATCCATGTGTATTGGAAGAACATATGATTTAGTATGAAGCATGATATCATGCCTGTTGCTAATGTTAGTAATGGTATTATTGTTAGTAGTAGGTTGTCACTTTTGTATATATCATATATTAGTTTGAGTGCTCCTATCCAACTCATTACTACAAATATTATGAATATTCCTATCCATATCATATCTGCTGTCATTGTTGTCCATTTTGCTATTAGCCATATGTTTTGTATGCCTATTATTATGCCATATATTGTGTATAGTGCATTTCCAAATAGTCCTGTTGCTCCTATTAAGTAGTAGTCTTCATGTGTATAGTTGTATATATATACTGCTATTAGTGTTGTTACTATTAATAGTATGCCATCTATTATTAGCATTTCCATTTGTACTCACCTCACAAATAGAAGTATCATTGCAAATAGGAATGATAGTGTTGCTCCAAAGACTGCGAACATGATTTTATTAGTGGTACTGCTAGGCATCTCTTGTTGTATATACTCTACTTTTGTATGTAATGCATCTGTTTCTTTGATTAACGCCTGTTTTAACTCAAGTATATCTTCTTCTATGTGTGTATCACACGTGTCCAATTCATCTACTCGCATTTCTAATTTGATTAGGCGTTGGAGTGCATCGATTTTAAACTTGTCCAAGTCTTTTATCACTTCTTCGGCTGTGTACATCTCTGTCATCTCCAAACGCTATGTCGTGTTTATTCTAGTATTTTCTGTTCTTCTTCTACTGGTGATGCGGATTCTACTGCATCAACTACTGGTGCTGCTACTTGCACTGCTGATGGTTCTTGTCTTCGTATTCCTAGGAATGCAAATGCTCCTGTTAATCCTGCCATTAATACTGTCATATCGTTGAATTTTAATGCTCCAATAACTGATAGTCCTATTGCACTTCCAAATATTATTAAGTCTTTTATATCTTTATCCATTTGAATCTCTCCTTTGTTTATAATTTTTTAGGTATGTATCATATTTTGGTCTAAAGTAATCTTTATGTTCATTCATATTGTTTCCTCAGTCTCTGTATACGTTCATATTGAGTTTCCCCTGTATCCGCATAGACTATGCAAACATGTGATTTACCATCTTTATCTTTCCTGGTTTTCCATGCCATCTCTTGCATCCTTTACTCCTCCTGTTATTTAATGTTTGCGATAAGTATTTATAATAGTGTTAAAGTTCAAATAAAAAAAGACCCAACCGAGTTGGTTGGGTTTTATGATATGTCACTGATAGTGATATTTTCTACTGTCTATATATATAAATAATTATGGGATAGTCCCCTCTATATACTTAGATAACTAGTGGGAAAAGATTAATATGGTTGGTTGTTCAGCTTATCAGCAACAACGTTGTATAGTGTCTTGTTATATCCCACTGTGCTATTCAACTTCTTTATTATCCCTCCCATACGTTGGTATGGTATGCTATCTGACATGACTACTAAGCATATGCATACTATGATATCTTCTGCATTGTATCTTGAGATGTTTAGTATGTTAGGTACATTGTCTAGTATGTATCGTACTGATGCTACTTGTCCTCTATGCATTCCTAGTATTGTTTTACATATGTCAATATAGTCATAGTGTTGTTTATTTTTCCATTGCATTACTTCTTTTGAACTATTACCATAGTTAGCTGCATTCTTAGTCTTTAGTCCTAATGTTCTGGCTAACTTTTCATCTGTATTAACTATACCATGTTCTTTAAATGATACATTACCTACGGCTTCATCTCTATCTGCTTGACTATCACTCATCCTATTTCCTGTAGCATGACAGAACATTTCTGCATCTAGTGCTATGTCTTCTGGGTTTCCTTGCATTTCATCTAATTCTTTCATACGTTCTAGCCATTCTTCGTGTGTACTGAATGGGTTGGTATGATAGATTTTAGGTTCTCTTATATAGTATGGTTCGAATCGATGCCGGTAGATACTGAATGCTCCATCTATTATTAGTCCACATGTGTCACATACCTTTTCGCTGGTGCATTCCATACCTTTGGCACTGGTATTCATTTGTAGATTGATGATGGTACCATCACATTCTGGACATGGTCCTCCTATTATTCCACGGGGGTGTCCATACATATCATATCCTTTACCACCTTTTATCTTATTCATTCCATAGTAGTGGAAGTTTGATGGTAATATACAGTCTATTGCATAGTAACTGCTATAATGTCTTGGTGGCCTGTGTAAGAACTTTGGACTTTCTGGTACTTCCATGTCATGGTCTTCCCAGTATGTCTTTTTTCTCCAGGTCTTACCAGTGTAAGTTACATTGTTTCCTTGCATCATGATAATTCCTCCATATAAAAAAGTTAGACTTACCTACCGTTATGGTAGGCGTCTTCTATGTAGCCGACACCTTGTTGGTTTGCGAAGTCGTCGCATTGTGCTTCTGACCAGTCTGGGTGGTTGACATGTCCAAATTCATGGCATATTATGACATTTGCGTCTGGACTGTTGACCCAGTCTTTGTCTATTGCTACGTATGCTACACCACTACCGTCGTTGTACCATGCGGTTTGGCCTCTTACTTCGAAGCCGTTACCATCATGTCCGAGGTCTTTAACCTGAACTATTATTTCATGGTTGCCTACTACTGGTGCGCTTATTATTGCACATATGAAAACTGCTATTGCGAATATTATTTTGTAGTTCATTTTTTGTTTCACCTTTACTCTTGATGTATATACATTGGTAGAGGTTACTTATATAGTTATCGGTTTGTACATAATATTCCACATCTATTACAGTTTAGTTTTTCACCTAAGATTGCTCTCCATAATATTTCATTACATTCTGGTGTGTATCCTACATTTGGTGATAGTAGGTATGGTAGTTCTCCATATTTAGTTTGTTTGTATCCTTGTTTTTCCTCTATGTGTGACATCTTGTAACTCTCCTTTATAACTTAAATCCTTTTCTTTCTCGTCTTCTTCTTTTAGTCTTAATGCGCCGTATATGTCTTCTACTACGTTATCAAAGAAGCATATTGCACAATACTCTCCATATAGGGTATTCTGTTTATCTACTCTTACTTCGAATGTTTGGCTACAATCTTTACATTTTTTCTCTACATATGATGTTTCATCTGTTGACATGTTTACCTCCATGGATTTGTGTCTATTTTATGAGAAATCTATCGAAATGTTTATCTTTATAGATTTCTGATAGATTCATGAGAAATCTTTAGTCATAACTGTTGCCATGAATTTCTAATAGATTCATGAGAAATCTGTTGAAACTTTTGTTGTCATAGATTTCTAACAGATTCGACACAAATCTTTAGTCATAACTGTTACCATGAATTTCTAATAGATTCATGAGAAATCTGTTGAAACTTTTGTTGTCATAGATTTCTAACAGATTCGACACAAATCTTTAGTCATAACTGTTGCCATAGATTTCTAACAGATTCATGAGAAATCTATGAATTTATTCGTGTTCATAGATTTTCTCATAATTGGGCGTTTGGGTCACGTCCGTGTCTCTTCTCATAGTCTTCTTCTAATGCTATTACTTCGTCGATTATCTTTGATAGTTCAGCTCCCTTTTTATTTTGCTTTATCATCTTTTTGATTTGTGCATCTAATAGTCTTATACGGTCTAATTGTTCACGTTTACCCATCATAATTGTTCACCATATTTCTTTTTTAATGCGGCTTCTAATGGTTTTTCTTCGCCTTCGCCTATATAGTTCTTATTGGTATATGCATGGTTGATACTTCCACATTTGAGGCAGAATCTCCATTTAGTATATTTGGTTCCACAATATTTACAGTAAGGCGCATTGATTTCACCTACTACTTCTTTAATCTTAGGATACTTCATCATCTTCACCCACGACTATCTCTATTATTAAGTCACCTTCTATATCTTTTAATCCAAATAATACTTTCTCTACTTCTCGTATAATCATATTGGTGCCATCCCTATAATTCCTTGATATTTCAATTCTGTATCCTACTGGTTCACTCATTAGTACATCCCTCCTCCACTCATTAAATAGTCTTGACGTTCTGCTAAATATGTTCCCCTTGGGTCAGCTACGTCCATCCAATATTTATGGAATGCATCTATGTCAGATGGGTCTCCTAGGTGTATGTCTATGCATGGTATTGGTTCTATCATTTCTTCGAATTGCATCCGCAGTCACACCCCTCTTCATAATGCATATCTCGGTTGGCCATTGTATTTATGAAATCTTCTATCTTATCTACTTCCATATCTATTTCATACATATTCATTTGATATAGTTTACCATTTAACCATATGATATCAGCTATTGCAAATGCATCTCCAGCCATACCAAATTGGGTTCCTAGTTCAAACTCTACACCATTCATATTTTCACCTCATGACCACAGCATGGACATTTCAATATTGTAAATTCTTTTATCTTACCATCAATCTTTTCAATATGACTATGGTCTTTCATCTTCCATCCACATCTAATACATATCATGTTAACACCCTCTGTTTATGTACACTTTTACCACATTTAGGACATATGTAATAGTATACTTTAGTAAAGGTTGGGGGGTCACATATGTACCCTATACCTTCCAACTCTACTATAGTCCAACAATCAGGACAGTGTATCATTCATACATCCCTTCCCATTCACCTGTCTCCCTGTCTATCTCAGGGCACGGTCTATGTCTTCGAACTCTGCATAGTGGGCAATAGGCTATCCCATTGCGTTCCACTATTGGAGCTCCACAAGCTTTACATTTCATTTCTCTATCACAGCCTCCATTTCTTCTTCAAACTCGAAGCCACATCTTAAGCATATGAATGCAATGAGACCTATTGCTGGGTCTGCACTGTAATCTATTATGCTATTGTATACTTCAAGATTGTTTCCATCACATTCTGGGCATTTAAATTGTGAAAATTTCATAAGAAAGCCTCCAAGCTCTGCTGTTTTGTTTTCTCTAATATTCCTAGGTCGTCAAGTAATGGGTATAATGCTTTATCTATACGTTCCCAATGCTTGCGTATGTCTATTATAAATCCTTCTGGTATTTCCATATCATTTTCTAGGGCAATAGCATCAGTAGATTCACTGCGGCCAGTATGCTTAATGTGATACACAAGACACTTGTCACCAGCACCGATATGAGTGCCAAAATGGTTGTTACTATAGGATGCTCCTCTAACTGCTGTATTGTTTGCATATTTATCTAACCCCTTTGTAAATTTACGTGGTATTCCAATCTCTTCATCATATTTACCATCTAATACATCTTCTTTTATCTTATGGTAATAATCCCTAGTTTTCTTTTTGCCTGCTCCTGAGAGTATTTGATGTAGGATAGTCTCTTGAACCCCTTTTGTAAGGGGTTGTGTGTCACTTCTTTTAAGTTGGAATCCTGCAATTTTGTACCTCCCATCTGCAAGTTTCATAGCATATCTTTTCTTCTTAACCATTATTGCTCGTGTTGCGAATTCTTCAAATTCAATACGTAGCCTATGGTTATCAAGACCAATATCACTAATGTAACTATCATATCTTGCATTAATATCTTTTTCAAGCATATTGGCTGTGTCGATATCAGGTATACCAGCAACAAATACGGAATCAGTGTCGCCGTAGATAACGTTATAGCCTTGTGTTTCAACAAAATCTCGGGTAGTTTCAATTATATCCCTCCCATGTCTTGTTGTCTCTGATGCAACTTTTTGTTCATAGAGTCTAAATGTTGGTAATGCCATTACTCCATAAAAACTGTTCATAATTTCTTTAACAACTCTTTGGTCGTTGTCACGTCCCGCGTCACGATATTCTTGTCGTAATGTGAAAAGGTCTTCGAGAAGAGTTGGCACCAACCCTTTTGGCTGGTTCCAGGTATCATCTTTGTTAGAAGTGAGAGTCTCTGGCGACAGGTTCCAAGTAATGATGATGCTGGGATACAGTGAGGCAAGGTCAAAGATACCGACATTTTCGTGGATTCCTTTGACAGGCTCCAATACCTTCGCACCTGTATATC